TGGTGGTGCAGCCCATCGCCGTCAAGCAGGACGGCACGCGCGTTCCGGCGGTCGAGCGCCTGTGCGAGAAGTACCTGCAAGCGCCGCCCGCCACACCGCTGTTCCGGCCCGAGCAGCGGAACGACCTGTTCGCCCAAGCCGTTGAGCCGACCCTGCAGCGGGAACTGAAACACAAGGGGGCCGCGAATGGCGATGGCAGCTATTCGGCGGAACTGATCGGGTACGTCGAGATCATTGGTCGGGAGGCGTGATGCTGGACGAATACTCCATTGAACAACGCGCAACGCAGATCTTCGATGCCCGCAGCAAGGAATACTTCTCCGAGGTATTGAGCTGCTACGCGGCGGGCAACTACCGGTCAGCAGTCGTGATGCTCTGGTCGGTCGTGGTCTGTGACCTGCTATTCAAGCTCCAGCATCTCGTCGACCTCTACGGGGACGACAAGGCCAAGACCATTCTGGCCGAGGTCGGAAAACTGCAACAGGCCAACGAACGGTCTTCGGAGTGGGAATCGAAGATGGTGGAGTCGGTGGCTGAGCAGACGCAGTTGCTGGACATCGCCGAACGGGAGAACCTGTTGCATCTACAACGGCAGCGCCATCTTTCGGCGCACCCGGTGGTCAACGCCAATTTCCAGTTGCATCGCCCGAACCGCGACACGGCGCGCGCCCTGATTCGCAACGCGCTCGACGGCCTGCTCACGAAGGCACCGATCTTGTCCAAGCAGATCGTGGGCGATCTGGTCGAAGACCTTGAGCAGGCGTCCGGCATCCTGATCGACGACAAGAAGCTGAAGGCGTACTTGGAAAGCAAGTATTTCTCGCGCTTCAACCCGGAGGTGGAGAAGGCTGTCTTCAAAGCCCTGTGGAAATTCGTGTTCCGGCTGACGGACGAAAAATGCGAGAAGAACCGAACCATCAACTACAGCGCATTGACCTTGCTGTATGGCCGCAATCCGGCGCAGTTCCAAGCGCAGATCGAGGCCGACAGGGACTACTTCAGCACGATAGCCACAGGCGGCTCGCCCCTTGTGTGCTTGATCCACTTCCTGTCGCGCTCGGCGGGCATCTACGTGTCGCTGGCGGATCACGCAAAGACGGCAATCCAGCACACCGCCGAGCAGGAGACGTCGGCCCGCTGTTTGGCTTGGTTCATTTCCGGCTCGCTCGAAGAGCATGCCGCGCGGCTTGGGGAATGGATCGCGAGTGCGGACTACCCACAGATTGATCAGGGGACATGGGAATCTCTTCGAGAGCTTTCCGATTCACCGGAATGGGCTAAGGCGGTGATCCGGCTGGCAAACAAATACTACGTTGCCAGCAGCAACTACAACGCTGCCGACCAGAGGTTTGCGGAGGTGATTCGGCCTGCACTTAGCCGCTATGCCCTTGACGACTGCATCGATCTCATCGAGGGTATTCAAGGCAACGGCCAAACGTGGGAGCGTGGGCGTGCCCGTGGCGATCATCGGCTGCTGCGTGCCAGAGCGGTGGAGCTTGACCCAACGCTCGATCCCGCGCGGTTCGCCGTTTTCAACCGACACCTCGACTGATTGGTTCAGAACACCGATTCACTGCTTCATTCCCGTTGCGATTTCGCTGACCCACACCTGCAACGCCCTCAGTTGCTCGGCGTTTTCGTGGCAGGTCTGGTAGTTGGCGGCGACGGTTCCGGCGACGGCAGAGAGCGCAAGGCCCGCGGCGGCCGCATCAGCATCTCGGGCGGGCTCGGGCAGTTCACCGGCGGCGGCAGCGTCGTGCAGGCGCACAAAACCACGGTTGATAGTGCAAGCAGCATCGGCCTGTACGGGCACATAGACGGGAACCTCCTTGATGATGGTGTCGCCCTTCTCGCGGACGACGCGGATGCGGTCGACGTACTGGGTGACAACCTTGACGGTGGCCTGCGCCTGCCGCTCACGGACGGCGGCGGCCTGCAGGGTCTGCTTCTGGACGGCGGCGTCCCACTGGGCTTGAACGTGGCCCGCGCCCTTGATCCAGCCGAAGCCGATCAGGACAGCGGCCAACGCCGCCACTGCCAGCCAGCGGTACGGCCACGGAATCAAGTTCATGGCGCTTCTCCGACGCACTGGCGGTACTCCGACTGCCGACGCGTGGCCAGCCCGCCGCACAGGCGCGCGTTGGCGGGCAGCGCGCAGTCCTTGCCCTGGAAGAAGCGCCAGCGCAGCAGCTCGGCACAGGCCCCGGCGTAGTCCTCGGCATTGAGTTTCCTCACCAGCGTGGACTGGCAGAACGCGCGGCTGCCGACGTTGTAGGAGAAGCTCACCAGCGCGTCGTACTCGTGCTGGGCCAGCGGCACGGTCACGCACGTTTTCAATGCGCCCTCGAACTGCTGTACGTCAGTGAGCGCGCGGGCCAGCGCCTTCGGCGGCGTGGTGGTGTCGCCCAGCTTCACGTCGGTGGTGGTACCGAAGCCGATGGTCGGCACATCGCCCTTGACCGGGATCACCGCGCGGTCGGTGTAGCCCTCGTGCAGCACGATGCCGACCAGGGCGGCTGCGGACAGCGTCAACGCGGCCACGGTGCGTCTTTGCGGTGGCCGGATCATCGGTGCATCTCCGGCTGCGCCACGATGCGGGCCACGGTCGCACCGATGCTGGCGGCGAAGGCCAGCAACACGAATGCGCCGCGCGGCAGCACGTCGCCAAACAGCGGCACCACCACTTCCGCCGCCGTGAAGGCAGCGGCCAGCAGCGAGAAGCGGATGCTCCAGGCACGACGCAGAACGCGCCGCCAGTCATCAAGCAGGCAGATGCGCGGCTTCATTGCCCACCACCCATCAGCTTGAGCTTGATGGCGGCCCCCACTAGCAGCGCGGCCAGGATGCCGGTGGTCACGACCTTGACGGTGGTCTGCCACGCCGTGCGGCGGGCATCGCGCCACGCTTCCAGTAGGTCGCGCAACTCGCGGATGTCCTTCGCGGCGCTGCCGTTTTCCAGACCGAGGTGGGCGAGGCAACGCTCGGCTCCGCGTTCGGCGGCACGGTCGAGCAGATCGTCAAAGTCCTCTTTGCGCAGAAGCAGCATGTTCTCCACGAGGACGGCGGGCGCTTGTTGTTCGGGTTCGGTCATTGCAGGTCTCCAGAAATGCAAAACCCGCCCGATGCACGTAGCACCAAGGCGGGTTCAGGGGTAAGCGGGAAAGTCAGGTGTCAGATGTCGATGATTTCCATCGGCAGCGAGGGGGCCACTCCTTCGATCACTTCGTCGCGCACGAACACGTTCTGGCCCACGATGGCCTCGCCACGCGCCCGGATCAGGCCACCACCTGGCAGCACCACCAAGGCGACGCCGGAGCTGACCTCCAGCACCGTGCCTGCCTGCAGCGGTGCATCGGGCAACAACTGGCGGAACTGCTGGTAGAGGTTATGCATGGCTCTGCACCCCCAGGGTCTGCCAGACCTCCGGCAAGCCTGCTTCGATGCGCGTCGTAGCTGATGGCCCCGACAGGCTGCTTCGAGAGCGGTTTGTCGAAGCCGACCGCGACGAAGCGATCCGCGAGGCGTTGCGCCGTGCCGCGCTTGTCCGAGAGCACATGCACCTTGTTCGCAGCCGGGTCGTACACCAGCGTCGCTTCCAGTGCGGGAGTGAAGACCAGGAGATCGCGGCGACGATCCTTCATCTGCCGCAGAAGCTTCATCTTTCCGGGGTGATAGACGACCAGATAGTGCATGCGTCGCTTGGCGTCCGCATCACCTTCGTCCATCTCGAAGTGAATCAGCTCGCAGTTCTGCTTGGCCTCGTCGTCCAGCTCAAGGATTTCGCCCACGCCTTCGTGCAGCTTCTTCTCGACTTCCGGCGTCCACTGGAAGTCGCGCCCGTCGCCGTCGCGCACCGTGAACCCCAGGAACTTCTTGTGCCCGTGAAAATGGTGGGTCAGGTAGATGGTCTCGATCTGGTCGAAGACGCGCGACGCCTTGACGTGCAACCAGATCAGCCGGGTCATCGCATCCGCCGACTTGTCGAAGATGGCGATCTCCGCGTGCTGCTCGAACTCCAGTTCCCGATAGGCGTGCTCCAGCATTTCCTCGGTACGGAATCGGACGAGCTGGAGGAGTCGCACGGCCTCCTGATCGGCAATGGTGATGTCCTCGCGCAGCGCCGCGCGCGCCTGATCGTCAGGCAGAGACGCATCGATGCCGCCGAGCATGGCGAACTTGTCGACCTGCGCCAGACGCTGGAGCGCGGTGACGGTTGCCGATTCGATCAGTTCGGCGATGTGCTTGTTGTTCTTGTGAGACTTCTGGGCCACTCGATGCTCCTCGGATTGATGCTGAGTGGCCTCCCTTGCGTCGGCACCGTCAGCGCGGCTCGACATTCACGGGATGATTCCCAACATGATCTTGGTCTTGATGCTGGACAGCCAGTCCTCGCGGTACTGCAAGGCCAAGGCGTCGAGATTGACGCGACCGACGCCAGCTTTGCGGGCGAGGTCTTCCAGCGAGGTCATGCTGTTGAGCCAGCCCAGTCCATTCGATGCCACCAGGGCCGCCTTGTCGGCAGTGGTCACAATGATGACGTTGCTCGGCAGGAGCTTGCTGGCATGCAGCCACGCGAACAGGTGTTTTTCGCCGTCGTCCAGCGTCATGCAGCCAGGCTGGCTGGTGACCAACGCGGCCAGTTCCTTGCGAGTGACGGGATGCCGGGCGGTGAGGCCCGCGTGCAGTTCAGCGGGCGCAACCGCCACATGGCGAGGATCGGCGGGATCGCCGGTCAGCGTTTCCTCGACGCATTTCTCGACCGTTTCGACGGCGAAGTGCGTGGTGATGGCTGTCCAGCACCGTGAGCGAAATGCTTCGAGGATGACGTTCGTGTCAGCGAATACGCGCACTTGAGGCATACGGTATTCACCTCAAAGCTCGAACGGTGCGGGCAGGTCGTACTGACCGAACAGTTCGGTCAGTCCGCCAAGGCCAATGCCGATGGCTTTGGCGGCCTTGCGCGCCGAAAGCCGTCCGTTCTCCAGCGCCTCGTGAAGCATCTTCACGAAGGACGCAGAGAACCGCTTGGGTGGCCCGGACACGGAGGGCCGCTGCTTCTCTTGAGAGAGGCTTTGCCGAGTGTCGTCACCGATGAGCTTGAGGTTGAACAGCCGCCACGCCAGCGCCACAGGCGCGACCCGCAGCAAGGCCGCGACCTCGCATAGATGCGCGATGTCGTTGACGCGTTCCTTGTCGATGAGTTTGTCGAGCGAGGCACGCGGCATCAGCAGCGCAGCCGCAAAGCTGTTGGCTAGCTGCTCGACGCGTTTGCCCTTGGTGCGCTCCTCGAAGGAGTTCGACTCCCGATGCTCGGGCTTCATCGCATCCCACGTCAGGGCATGGAAGAGTTCGTGGGCGAGATCGAAGAAGCGCCGAGCTTCGCTTTCGTTGCGGTTGATGAGGATGACGCCCATCTCCTCCAGATGGCAGGTCGCACCGGAGATCGACTTGCCGTCTGCAGTCTCGACCGTGTCGACGAACAGCACCGGAATGTCCAGTTCGCGCTCGACCTTGTCGATCAGGGTCTCGGCAGGAATGACGCCCAGGTCGAGCTCTGCGGCAAGGCTTTCCGCGCGCTCCTGCGCATCCTCGTAGGACGACTGGGTGGACAGGCGCAGAGCTCGCTTGAGCACGCTGGCCCGGCTGTCGCGCTGTTTGCGCAGCCATCGCAGCAGCCCGATCCATTGGCCAGCCTTCAGTTCGAAGCCGTCCAGGCTGTCCTCTGACACGCCGGGATCGGCACGCCAGTTGAATTGCGCCTCGCCCGCGACGGCGAAGGGGTCGATGAAGAACTCGATGTCCCGATCCAGCAGATCGGTCAGGGCGAGCATCTCCTCCGCCCGCAGCGTGCGCTTGCCGTTTTCGATGTCGGAAACCGACTGGCGGTCGTTCAGGCCGAGGCCTTCGGTGAGCTGATCCTGCGTCCAGCCCTTGGCCTCGCGCGCCGCCTTCACGCGGAAGCCGATCAGCTTGTGCGAGATCTTGTCGATCATGGGTTGGCACCTCCGAAAACGTCATTCTAATCTTGCGACGGTTTGTTCGCAAAAATGTCTTGCGAAATGCTGAACGCAACGGCATTACCCTACGTTGCCATCCGCTTCGGAAGATCAGGCTCACTATCCCAGACGGTTGCTATTCCCCGGAGCCGTCATGAAGAACCTCGAACTTGCATCTCCCTCGGAGATAAGCGCCAGCGCCCGTGCTGGCGAAGTCGCCGCCATCCTTGCGGCCGCCATCGTCCGCACGTTCGTCGCGGACGAGCCAAAACAGAGAGAAGTTGGCCTTGGCTTCCTGCCCGACCAGCGCGTTCATCCAACCCCCTATCCACAGGAGAAGTTGTGATGAACGAGAAACAAGCATCCGTCGCCGCGCAGATCGCGGCGCTGTCCAGTCTGCCCATCGCCGAGTTGTGGCCGGTGTGGGATCGGTACTTCAGCAGCCGCCCAATCAACCCCAACCGCGCCTTCATCGAGTCGCGGATCGCCTACAAGATGCAGGAGGAGGTCTTCGGCGGTCTGGCACACAACACCCGCCAGCGCCTGGAGGGCATCGGTGCCAAGCACTCCAAGATCAAGCTGCGTGCCCGTCCGCGCGACATCAACTTCGCGCCCGGCACCGTGCTGCTGCGCGAACGGGGCGACCGCGAGCACAAGGTGGCGGTGACCGCCGACGGTCTGTTCGAGTACGAGGGCAGCACCTTCAAGAGCCTGACCGCCGTAGCCCGCCAGATCACCGGCACGCACTGGTCGGGCCCACTGTTCTTCGGCCTGACCGGCAAGGCAGGTGCGCAATGAGCGACGCTGCACAGATTGCCTCGCCCAAGGCACGCAAGCGCTGCGCGGTCTACTGCCGGGTGTCGTCGGACGAGCGCCTTGACCAGGAGTTCAACTCCATCGATGCCCAGAAGGAGGCTGGACACGCCTACGTTGCCAGCCAGCGCGCAGAAGGATGGATTCCGGTGGCCGACGACTACGACGACCCCGGATTCTCTGGCGGCAACACGGATCGGCCCGGGCTGAAACGCCTGATGGCCGATATCGAACGCGGTCAGATCGACATCGTGGTGGTCTACAAGATCGACCGCCTGACGCGCAGCTTGGCCGACTTCTCCAAGATGGTCGAGGTGTTCGAGCGCCACGGCGTGTCGTTTGTGTCGGTCACGCAGCAGTTCAACACCACCACCTCGATGGGGCGGCTGATGCTCAACGTGCTGCTGTCCTTCGCCCAGTTCGAGCGCGAGGTCACCGGCGAGCGCATCCGCGACAAGATCGCCGCCAGCAAACGCAAAGGGATGTGGATGGGTGGCGTGCCACCCCTGGGCTACGACGTCGAGAACCGCCTGCTGGTGATCAACAGCACCGAGGCTGCGGTGGTGCGGCGCATCTTCGAAGAGATGCTCACCATCGGCTCGCCGACCCAGATTGCGGCCAACCTGACTCTGGATGGCATCACCACCAAGGCGTGGACGACGCAGGATGGTCAGACGCGGGCGGGCACGCGCATCGACAAGAAGTACCTGCACAAGCTGCTGCGCAACCGCATCTACCTCGGGGAGTTATCGCACAAGGGTAGCTGGTACCCGAGCGTGCATCAAGCCATCATCGATCCCGGGCTGTGGGGCCGGGTTCACGAGGTGCTGGCCAAGGACGGTCACACCCGGTCGGTGGAAACCAAGATCAGGTCGCGCACCGACGCCTTGCTGCGCGGCCTGCTGTACGCGCCCTCGGGCGAGCGGATGTACCCGACCTACTCGCGCAAGAACGGGCGCAAGTACCACTACTACGTGTCCAAGTCGGAAGCGCGATTCGGCGCGCCGGGCAAGGGTTACGAGCGCCTGCCCGCGCCGGAGATCGAGGGGGCGGTGGTGGCCCAGATCCGAACGGTGCTGACCAGCCCGGAGACCGTGGCGTCGGTGGTGCGGCACATTCAACGCAACGGGGCCCAGATCGACGAGGCCACCACCGTGATGGCGATGGGACGCCTCAACAACGTGTGGGATCAACTGTTCCCGGTCGAGCGCCACCGCATCGCCAATCTGATGATCGAGCGCATCGACCTCGTCCACGCGGGCGAGGTGCAGGGGATCAAGGTGAAGTGGCGTGAGGTGGGTTGGAATGCGCTGATCGCGGAGTTCGCCCCGGACAGCATCGGTGCTGAACTGCTGGAGGTCGAAGCCTGATGGACGAGTCGATGGAAACCTTTGTGCCCCTGACGTTTCGCCGCCGGGGCGTCCAACGCGTGGCTGCCGACGACCGGAACATCCACGACGTGACACTGCTCGACGGTGTGGCACGGGCCTTCTACTGGCAGCACCTGCTGGACACCGGCGCGATGCAGAGCGGGTCGGCCATCGCCCGCGCCGAGAAGCTGCACCACTCGGTGGTCAACGAACTGCTGCGATTGACCCTGCTGGCCCCCGACATCATTGAGCAGTTCATGGCGGGCAAGCAGCCACGGCGGCTGACGCTGATGTGGTTTCAGCGAAACCGCCTGATGGTCGACTGGCACGCCCAGCGCCAGCTCATGGCCACCTTCGAGGAGGACGTATGAGCAAGAAGCATCGTGGCCACGCCAAGGGCGACCCAGTGACGTATCAGACGCCGCTGCCTGCTGGCGGCGTGCAGATGGAAACCTTCCTGCCCTGGACGCTGGTGCGCCGGGGTCTGAAGAAGCAAGTCATCACGCCGCTGGACGCGCCGCAAGAGTTCCTGGACGAGGCCCGCCGTGAGCGGCAGGTGCGCGAGATGGCGCAGGACACACCCCTGATGCGGGCGCTCGGACTGGCGCACCATTGGCAACGCCTGCTGGACGAGCAGCGAGCGGCGTCGGTGACAGAGATTGCCGAGGCCGAAGGCATGGACGTGACGCAGGTGCGCCGGGTCATGCGATTGACCCTCCTGGCCCCGGAAATCGTGGAACGGCTTGCGTGCTCGTCCGACGCGGTGCCGGAGAAGGTAATACGCCACGCCTTGCCCAGCGGCTGGAGCGACCAGAGGCGGACGCTCACGCTGCTCGTATGAGTGCAGCAGCGGCCTGACGAGACCGATGCATTTGGTTGTCGCATACAACTATATGGTTGTATGATGCAACCTTATTGCATAAGGAATTCTGAAAATGGGCACCGATCTGTCGTTAGTCGAGGAAATTCGTTCCGCATCACGTGTGATGGTTCGCGAGCTGGGCTTCATGCGCGCAACACTCGCGGGCACGGCCTATTCCCCTTCCACAGTACATGCGTTGCTTGAGATTGAAGTCCGAGGTGGCATGACGGCTGCTCAGCTTGTGCACACGCTAGGACTGGAAAAGTCGAGTGTGAGCCGGATGGTGGGCAAGCTCGTCGAAGCAGGAGAAGTGGAGGAAGTTGCCGGCGAAGACGATGGCCGTGTCAAGCGATTGCATTTGACTGCGCAAGGAATGCGCACAGTCGGAGAGATCCATGCCTACGGCCAAATGCAGGTCAAAACCGCAATGGAGCAATTGAATCCGTCGCAGCAACAAGCAGTTGCCCAAGGGCTCGCGGCGTATGCCCATGCCTTGAAGACTTGCCGCCAGGGAACGGCGGAGGTCTCAAACAATTCATTCAACGTCCGCTCGGGTTACCTGCCAGGGATGGTCGGTCGAGTGACCGAGATGCACGCAGCCTTCTACTCCAAGCACTCTGGATTCGGGCAGTACTTCGAGAGTCAGGTTGCCACCGGCGTGGCCGAGTTCGTTGGACGACTGGATCAGCCATGCAACGGCATATGGGTCGCAACTCATAACGAGCGCGTCGTGGGTTCAATCGCCATCGATGGACAAGACCTTGGGAACAACAACGCCCACCTGCGATGGTTCATTCTGGACGACGGCTGTCGTGGAAGCGGTGTGGGTCGCCGACTTCTAGAAGAGGCTTTGGCATTCTGTGACGCACGAGAATTTGCTGCGACCCATCTTTGGACGTTCAAGGGGCTCGATGCGGCACGGCGACTCTACGAATCCTTTGGTTTTGAACTGGTGCATGAGGAACAAGGGAGCCAGTGGGGAAGCACAGTTACCGAACAGCAGTTCATTCGATCAGGAACCCAACGGTCCTCATAGTCGATACGGGCATTCAGACTGGCGAATCGACAAGCACAGGTATGCGGCCAGTCGGCCACGAGTCTCCACCTGCAACCGCCTCCGTGCGGTTTTTTTGTGGCCGCGCGGCGCTCGGTCGCCACCGCTACAGGAGTTGCCATCCACAACCGACCGCCTCTAAACCCGCACCAGCATAGGAAGTGGCCTCGAGAACGCTCGCGTGACCGCCAGAGAAAACGGTGAACAGAGAGGCGTCGGCGGGGGTGAAAATGCCGACTTCCCAGGGGTGGCGCTCGCGAGCGCCATGCCCGGAATCCGCGCCAACACTGGGGGAACAGGCAAAAAAAATCCCAACCGGATAAGGGTTGGGATTTCACATTATGGTGGAACCGGGGGGAATTGAACCCCCGTCCGCAAGCCATCACCGGACGGTTCTACATGCGTAGCTGACTGATTTGAGTCTGAGAGCCGAGGTCGCGCAGCAGCACGCTACCCCTGCCCCGAGTCACTTGGGTTTAACCTCCGGCCGAATGACGCGGCTGGCGGCGATCCGATGTAGATGACCTTGCAGCCCTCGATCTTGCGACCTTGGACCCAGCCCATCGGAGAGCTGTTGCAAGGCTCGCCGGTGTTAAGCGGCGAGGGCGAAACGTTCGTCGTTCGCAGTTACTTGTTTCCAGTGGATTTACGAGCGAACTGGTGCTCGGCATGCCCCGCGCCGGCTCCGCACCCACGTCGAAGCCA